TTAGCAGATTCTAACGGTAATGTAACGTTAGTAGTTGGGGCTGTACAAGATGTTAGATTAGGTGCTACACTTAATGAACGTCACGGTGAGGGTGTATTCTCTGTACCTGATGGTAATGTTATGGTTGGTGGTGGTTTTGCAAGCGATTCAAACCAAGTATTACTATCTGCACCATTACAAAAGCTTGTTAGTGGAATCTGGCAAACTGTAACTAAACTATAAGGATTTTTTTATGTTGTTCTATGAATACGAACTTGATGTTCCTGAAATTATCATTGATGGTAATAATTCATATAAGGTTCATCATTATAGAAACGAAGATGGCGTAGATTGGACTGAGTTCATGAAGACCGTAAGACCTGAAACTTTAAAAATCATGGTAGATTCAAATAACTATATTTCACAAGCATCATTTGATGTAAGTATGTTGAGTCCATCTAATTTTTATTTTTATGAAATGCAATTAAATGAAATACCAACTGATTTCTTTGAAAAAGGAGTTTGGTCTTGGAATTTTATTGATGGAAGAATTGTTGAACATGTAGTTGAGAATTACGAAAATCAGTTGTATAAGCTATCTCTTGATATTCAGTACTATACCTTGGTAAAAAACACCAAAATGCTATCTGAATTGAAAGAAAGATACATTTCGATTTACGAAAAAATGAAAAATATGTGAAACGGGGAAAATTCCTGTGCTATAATGTAGGCATCCTAACGGAGAGTTAGGGTGCTTTTTTTATACATGGAGAAATACACAAATGACTAAGAAAACCGAATCTAAAATTGAAGCTCATGAGTTAAATGACGCACAACGCAAAAAACTCAAAGATGGCTTGAATTCTGCGGTAGTACAGTTGACGCACCTTGATACGATTAAAGAATCGTATGCTGATTTCATGGATACTTTAGCAGATGAATTAGGGCTTGACAAGTCTAAATTGAAATCTGCTGCGATGCGTATCTATAAGCAAGACTTCTTCGATAAAGTTCGTGATCAGGACGAAGTTGAAACCATTCTTACCGTTTCTGGTAACTTGGCTGCAATGGAAGACGAAGACGAGTAATAAATAAAGCCCCAATGGATGGGGCTTTAGTTTTAAGTACGTAATTATAAGGAGATAAGATGTATATAGATGGATATATGGATAGAAAGCGTACTGGAGAAGTACTGCATGTTGCTGAACGTATTAATGGTCGTCGTGTCCTACGAGAAATTGAGCCAGTATACGAGTATTATGTAGAATCTCCACGTGGTGAACATAAAACTATCAACGGTACTCTTGCCGAGAAGTTTGAATTCTCCCGCTATTCAGATATGAAAAAACAAATGGAATCATTGCCGCTTTCTGTGAAGATTTATGAAGCAGATTGTAATGTTACATTTAAAACCCTTGCAAAACACTACATGGGTAAGTCATCTCCTGATCTTAATATCGCATTCTTCGATATTGAAACAGACTTTCACCCTAAATTCGGATATGCTCAGCCGAGCGATCCATTCAACCGAGTAACAGCTATTTCTTTATATCAAAGTTGGACAGGTAAGGATTATGTTCTTACAATGGCACCTTCTGATATGGAAATTCATGAAGCTCAGGACATTATTAACCGCCTAAATGCGGAAACAAACGATCCAAACAGTACAGTAATCCTTTATACTGAAGAATCTGAGATGTTTGAAACTTTCTTTGAATTAATTGAAGATGGTGACATTCTATCTGGTTGGAATAGTGAGTTTTTTGATATTCCATACATGGTAAACCGCACAAGAAAGCTCTTTAATGAAGCTACTCTTGCTCGCTGGTGCTTATGGAACAAGAAACCTAATGCTCGCGAAGCAGATATGTTCGGTAAAACCATTGTAACCTATGATTTAGTTGGACGTGTTCACCTAGACTATCTAGCTCTTTATAAGAAACATGCTGGACAAGTAGAACAGTCATATAAACTCGATTATATTGCCGAGAAAGTAACTGGTGAGAACAAAGTATCCTATGAAGGGTCTTTGGATAAGTTATATCGTGAAGATTACATGACATTCTTGCGTTATTCTAAACAGGATAGTATCTTGTTGAAGAAAATCGACGAGAAAATGGACTTCATTAACCTGCATAACCGATTAGCACATAAAGAATGCGTACTTATCAGTACTACAATGGGTTCAGTAGCTCTAATTGATACAGCAATCATCAACTTGGCTCACCAACGTGGTGAAGTAGTATTCAATAAGCGTAAACTTGATGAAGAAGAAGAAGGTTATGATTATCAAGATTATGAAATGGATTTTGATGATGATGAAGATGATGAAGACGAACAACCAAAAGGTTCTAAAGCTGCTGGTGCTTGGGTACAAGATCCAGTACTAGGATTGATTGATTGGTTAGGATGTACTGACTTTAACTCACTATATCCAACAGTTCTTCGTGCATTAGGTATGAGTACTGAATGTATTCTTGGACAGTTACGTCAAACGTATACAGAAGCGTATCTTGCAGCACGTATTGAAGAACAACGTCAGCGTTATCGTGGAAAAGGTCGATTTGAGCCGAAATATACTGAAGCATGGCATGGTTTGTTCGCAAGTATCGAATTTACAATGGTTCGTGAGAAATCTAACGAAATTATTACTGTAGATCTCGAAGATGGAACAAGTTTCCAAGCTACAGGTGCAGAATTGCATGATATTATCTTTGGAGAAGATAGTTCTATTGTTCTAAGTGCGAATGGTACTCTATTTGATAAGACTAAGTACGGTGTAATTCCAGAAATCCTTACTATGTGGTACTCTGAACGTAAAGCACAACAGAAAATGGTTATTGACTACAAACATTTGGCAACAGATGGATGGGAAATGCCAGAAACTGCTTTACATGAACTGGAAGAAGTACTAAAATCGTTAGAAATTGGTTCTGGTATTCATAAAACGAACTTACACGAAGGTGATCCAGTATATCTTATGCGTTTAGCTCTTGCAGACAAGAATTATGCTGAACTTGCTAAGATTATTGCGGATAACGGTATGCGTCTTGAGAATGGTCATGTATTTGTGATGGATTCTGATAAGAAGTACTGTAAAACTCAGTCTGCGTTCTGGAAACAGAACCAACAGATACGTAAAATTCTTCTAAACTCCCTATATGGTGCGTTGTTGAACAAAGGTTCTCGTTTCTTCGACAAACGTCTTGGACAATCAGTTACATTAACTGGTCGTAGCATGACTAAACACATGGCGAGTAAGATTAATGAAGTATGTACTGAGACATACGATCATAGTGGTGGTGTAGTAGTATACGGTGATACCGATTCCGTGTATTTCAGTGTAGCACACTACTATAAAGAGAACGACATTCCATTTGAAATGTCTAAAGATGAAGTTGTAGAACTTTATCAAATGATTGGTGACACTGTAGGTGCATCATTCCCTGAATTTATGGACGAAACCTTTAATACTGGTATTGAAAAGGGTAAAATCGTTGGTGCTGACTTAGAAATGGTTGGTTCTCGTGGTTTATTCTTGAAGAAGAAGCGTTATGCTATTTTAAAATATTGGGAAGATGGGTTCCGTTTAGATGTGGATGGTAAACCTGGTAAAATCAAAGCTATGGGTCTTGAAATTAAACGTTCAGACACACCGAAATACATCCAGAACTTCTTAGAAGAGACTCTAGTTGCATTATTGGTTGGTGAGACTGAAGAAGAACTACGTACTCGTGTTCGTACTTTCAAGAAACAATTCAAAGACAAGCCAAGTATTGAGAAAGGTTCACCAAAAACAGTGAAAAACTATACCAATAAAGAGAAAGAATACCAGGATACAGGTAAATGTAAGGTTGGACACGTACTAGCCGCTATTCAATGGAACAAACTTCGTGATTTGAACGATGATAAATCAGTTCCAGAAGCAACAGATGGTACTAAAGTAATTGTTTGTGATCTAAAACCTAATCCACTTGGTATTAAGAAGATTGGTTATCCAATTGACTGCGTAGATTACTTACCTGAATGGTATCTAGAACTTCCGTTCGATGATGATGCTATGGAATTAGCAGTACTAACAAAAAAATTGGGTAATATCTTCGGTATTCTGGATATGGAT